ATCGGCAATGAAACCACCATTAGCAATCTTTGGAGCAGTAAGTGTCTTGCCACTAAGTGTTTGTGTATCGGTAGTACCTACGATAGTTCCGGATACTCCGTGAACACCTGTGGTTGTTGGGCTTGCTGTCGATCCAAGGTGAGCAGAAAATTCATTGAAGTCACGACCCGAAATAATGTGACGAACTGTTGCACCAGCAGAGTGGGCAACATTTGAGGTACCGTCTTCTCCACGAGTCACATTGAGTGTCGTTCCACCACCAGAGGAGTTGACCGTGATGATCTCTTCCTTGTTGGTATCTGGATCGATTACCAGAGAATATGGATAGTTGGTTGGGAAGCCAGTCGTTAGATCCAGAGTAATCGAGGTAACAACACCATCGATTGAGGATGATAGCGAGGCTTGCTTTGCCGTTGAGGCATAGTATCTATTTTGTGCCATTCGTTACCTCTTATAGTGGAGTCGGGGAGGATAAAGATCTCGTAGTCCAGCAGCTTCTTGCTGAAGTCGCTGAGTGTAAAGACCAAGGTAGAACCGAGCCGTTGAGGATCCTGCCCCAATAGGCTTGGTTTGATCGAGCATATCTGACTCGACAGATTGTGCAGGTACTCGAGCTGCATCGATATTCATAAGCAGACGAGCCATGGCACCGTATGTAATACAGTCAACTGAACTTGATGGGAAACCTGTAACGGTTTCATAGACATCACTATCAGAAGTCAGTACTGATGGAGCTTTAGCATAGACAACTTGAACTGTACGACCCGGATCGATAGAGTCAAAGATATTGATTGTCTTGCCATTGGCAAACTCTGTTGTGTTGGCTACCTTATCGGTATTGTAACGCCGAACATTGAGCCACTCTTTAGTCGATCCAATGGTCTGCCACTTAACATCAAGAACATATTCTGTAGTCGCTGGAAGCGAGTAAGTAGTTACTGCTGAGTTGAAGGAGAAGGTATGGGTTCCTACTGCAAAGAGTTCTGGGTAGGAAGCCTGAATAGTATCGTTGATTGCATCCTTGATAAGTTTACGAGGATAGACAGGAGCAATAAGAACCTTGGCATTATTGGCAGCAGTTGCTGCTGTAGTACCACGGAATCCTCGACCCCAAGGTGCAACGGTGACAGTCTTGGTTAGGTTGTCGACCTTATCTACATAGATGAGTTCATCACCAATCTCGATAAGACCACGACCCATTTGGTTGGTTTCATTCACAATAAATGTGGTAGCAGATGAAGTGATTCCAGCCGCTTGATTGATCCAAGTAGCAGTCTCTTGTTGAGCTGCACCGCTTTGGATATTGAATGCAACCTTATCTACGAGTTGACCAAAAGTAATTGACATTATGACTCTCTTGCTCTTAGGGCAGCAGCAGGAGCCTTATCGGTTGTGCCACCAAGTTGATTACATACACCACGAAGGTCTTTGTAATTAGGTCTGGTATTACCAGCCTTGACATTCAAGGCACCAACGACATCCAGACCAGTTGTGCCAGCCCAAGTGTTTGCAGCCTTAGCATCATCAACATAACTCTGTAACGCTGGATAAGTGCCACCATTAGCAAGACGATTAAGTTCTGCTGTAAATGTGCTTCCGTTAGTACCTGTTGCCATTACTTACCCTTCCTCATAACTGCCGCATTATCGACAAGGTTTGGATACTTGCGACCTGCTGCTTTGGCACGAGCCTTAGCCTTTGCCTTCTGAGTAGGTGTTAGTTTGGTTGATTTTTTCTTTGGGTTCTTTTGATCCCAGAATGCTTTCTTCTTCACCATTTCACCTTATCTGCCCAATAGGCTGCTGACATCTTTCCTTTTGCAATGTTCTTTGCATGACGAGCCTTAAAAGACTTCTGTCGTTTAGTTGGTTGCCGATCACCAGTAACACCTTGCTGACCGAATCTAATGGTCTTAACCTTTGATCCTTCTTTGGCTACAACCACATGAGATTTAGTTGGATGAGAAGGTGTTCTCTTTGGCTTGTTAAAGCCAGATACCCCGGCTCTCTTAAGCCGAGGATCTGCCTTACTTCTTTTTTCCGCCACGCTTCATACCTTTTTTGCCGTACTCCATCATGCGTTCTTTCTTGCCTTCAGACTTTTCGTGCTTCATCTTTGCTTTTTTGGACTTTTACTTTTCGCCTTTTGCTGACATCTGCCTTCTCCCTTTGAGTGATTACCTTGACTTTTCCA